ACCGCCATCTACTGAATTCAATGGAGATAAAACCATGAAGACAAGTGAACCAATGAAGCCATCAGGATTACCAGCGTTACGAGTCGAAATTCGATCACGCCACATGGTAAACGGGACTCTTAGAGTAGCTTGTTCACCTTTTGCATTTGCATTCAAGAACACATGTGGCATAACTGAACAATCTTGCCAACTCATAGGAGTACCTTGTGGATTTCCGGGAACAAAAATTTTCGAATTGGGATAGAAAAATACAACCAAAAGGCCATTCCAGGTTGGATTGCCAGTAGCTTGAAATTTAATGTGAAGTTCGTCAAATCTAAAGAACGTCATCCTTGAAAACAAGGTGTCCTGAATATTTTTCCCATTCACATCAACCAAACCAAATGGAAGTTCAAACTGTTTGATAACAGAACCTCTTTGACTAGAGGTATCCCAAACAACTTCTTCACGAGGTTGCCAATTCGTCAAACCAAATTCCATTGTAGTTTCATCCATTGATATAGCCGGAGCTTTATCATCAATAATCTTGACAATGGCTGAATCTTTATTCTCGTCAACGGCAAAATGTGTCAATTGATTATTAACTTTTGATTGTCTAGCGAAAACATAATTTTTAAATTCATCTCCTGAATCACGGGTTCTAAGGGAAACTTCCCTTCGAACATCTTCGTAATCACGAGTAAATTCAAAATCTATTCCGGCTTTATCAAAAGCTCTAATAACAGTGTCTTTGAATTCGTCATATACGGACTTACTATGCTGACTCATGAATTCAATCATTGCTTCAGCCACTTCAGGTAAACTTCCGTTATTATCAGAAGTCCAGTGTAAGGCTCCGTAAGAAGACTCTGGACGCATAGCACCAGACCAAAATCCATTAACCTTGGTTATATGATTTCCAAGAAATAGTAGACCGTCTAATTCAACATAGTCTTCAATATCTCTATCCTTGTAAGCAGAGGTGTACGTTTGACCATACTTAACCATTTCACGTTGAATCATTGATCCGGTATAATCAATTGTTTTCTTAATTGACAAAATATGATCATCTCCTAAGACAACAATCTTAATATAATCAGAAAAGTTCAACTCAGGGTAAACATCATTGAAACACAACACATGATAATAGACATTAACGATATTGTTTACGATACTAGTAAAAAAACATCCACTCGGGTGTCCAGCCTTCATACGAAAACGATATTGACCCATCTGATACAGAGGGTTGGTCTCGTGTTCAATAAAGAATTTCTTTTCATTCGGAGTAAATAACTCATCACAAAAAGAGAAAATCAATTCATAGGCTTCATCACGAATCTGTGGGTGTTGATTTTTATCAAAAGCTTTATAGTCTCCAGCTTGGAAATTATAACCACTTTCATCTTCGTCATTACAGAGATATTTCACAATATCGTTCATATCGTGACTCGAAGGATTCAAACCAATAGCCGAAGGCTGTTTTGCTGCCGT